CTTGGATCAACGTTACGGCGTGTGGCTGCACCGCAATGATCCTGAGCTTATGGAAGGCTACCACGCGTGGGCTGCTCCGTTGGCCGAGTATATACAGAAGGATACACGCGGGGCCAAGGTCGCCCGCGCGGTGATGTGGCCCATTGTTAAGGCGTGGGCGGCAGAGATGGCGCACAAGCAGCGCCCAGAGAAGCACAAGCCGAATGTGGTCGGCAAGATGATTATGGCGATTGGCGAGCCGTTTAGCCGCGTGTGCGGCATGCTCAAGCCCCGCGAGATACGAGGAGAAGCATAATGGCTGGACAAGGAATTGCAGGCGGTCAACCAATAGCGCCCACCGCTGGATTTAACGTAAACCAAGCAGCGGCTGGCGCATTAGAGCAAGGCATGGCCGCGACGCAGCAGGGTCTAGGCTTCACGCCGATGGGGATAACAGCGCAGACGTATAATCCCGCCCGTGTCGGCGCTGAAAGAATAAATCGCTACATGAACCCATATGAAACTCAGGTTGTGCAGCAGTCGATGCGTGACATTGGTTCCGCGCAAGAGCAGGCGCTAAACCTGCAGGGCGTGCAGGCTGATCGCGCCAAAGCGTTTGGCGGATCGCGCCACGGCATTGCGGAGGCAGAAACGCGTTTAGGCTACGGGCAGCAGATGGCTGACACTTCTGCCCAGATGCGCCAGCAGGGCTTCCAGACAGCTTTGGGCGCGGCTCAGGCTGACGCTGCAACGGTCAATGCGGCGAGGCAATACGCTGCGCAGCAGCAGGCATCTGCTCAGTCGCAAAACTTGGCGGCTCAGCAGGCCGCGATGGGAACGCGTTTGGGTGCAGCTCAGCAGCTCGCCGGACTTGGCCAGCAGGCATTCGGCACAGGGCAGGCGATCCAGCAGCAGCAGATGCAGCAGGGCCTCATGCAGCAAATGTTGCAGCAGTCTCTGATCGATGCGGCGCGCGGCCAATATGCGGGCTACACCGGCGCACCGCTGCAGGCGCTCACAGCGCCATTGGCGGCGCTCGGGGCCACGCCAAACCAGTCAACGACAACGCAGTCAGGGCAGGCGGGATTGTTTGATTATCTGAAGCTGCCATTTATGTACGCGGCGATGTAAGGAATGAACGACATGATTAACCAAAACTTAGGTTTCGACGAAGAAGACTTTATCGGTCAAGAAAAGTCAGCGCGCCGCAAGGATATGGCAGGCGCGTTTGCTGGGTGGTTAAACAGCATGTCGATCAATCCTGATCCAAACTTGCCGCAAGTCTTGCAGGCGGCGCAGCTAAAACGCGCAGACAAGATCAAGGGCAACCGCACGGTAAATATGCTTGAGAAGGCTGGCCGGACTGATCTTGCCGACATGGTAAAAGCAGGAACGCTAGACCCGAAGCAAGCAGCGGCGCAGCTATTTGCAGAAGCTGGTGAGCGTCGTGCGTTTGAGCGGCAGAAGGCTTTATATGATTATAAGTTTGGTTTGGACCAAAAGCTTGCTTCGGCCAAGACCGTTAAGCCTCTTACGCAGCTTGCGAAGATAAAGGCCGACTTTGACGCTGGCCTACTTAGCCCAGAAGATTACAAGATTGCCGTTGAGACATTTGCCAGCAAAAACAAAATGGGAGTTAGGGTAGGCCCAGACGGAACAATGGAGTTCGTCCAAGGCGCTGACTTGCCAAAGCTAACAGAGGCTCAAAGCAAAGACATTAATTGGGCTGCTAGGATGACCGGAGCGCTGCAGGCATTTGAGCCTGTCGCAGATGTATTAACATCTCCTACAGATAAATTGTTTGGACTAGACCCAACTGGATTGGCAAGGTACGGCCAAAGCGGAGATTACCAAAAAGCAGAGGTTGCTGGGCTTGAGTTCTTAGCGCCATTGTTGCGTAAAGACACTGGCGCTGCTGTTACGCCAAAAGAATGGGATTTCTATAGCCGAATCTACATACCGACAGTTGGGGATCAGCCAGAAGCTTTATCCCAAAAAAGAGCTGCCAGAACACGCGCCCTTGAGGCATTGAAGTTAGGCATCCCGCCAGAATACGTCACTAGGGTACAAACTGTTGGCGGCGATCCCGTGCAGGAAGCTATTTCAGAGGGCGTTATCGAAGCACCAACGGCACAGCAGCAGCCAGCGGCGGGTGGCATGTCAGATGATGACCTGCTGGATAAATATAAATAGTTACGGAGACTGAGCGCAGTGGCTACATATGAAGAATATATGAGTGCAGCTAGAAACGCTGATGCTGCTGGGGATCAAGCCGCAGCGCGTCAACTGGTTCAAGCCGCGATAAAGGCCCGTGGGGAGCAGGCTGAGCCGCAACCCAGCGGCCTAAAGCTTGGCACGTTGCGCGAGAATATTGTAGGTGAAGGCGAGGTAGACACTGTTGGCGAATATGCCGGTGAGCTTATTCAGTCAGCAGGCGCTGGCGCATTGCGTGGCGTAAAAGGGTTGCTTGATTTGCCGTCAGACGTAAGCGCTTTATCTAGCAGACTTGTTCGCGGTGCATTCGGTGCAGAGCCAGTGCCAGAAGGTTTGCGGATGGGCGACATAGTGCCTGCTGTTGCTGGCGAAGAGAGGGTTCAGTATCGAAGCCCAACAACCGCTGGGCAATATGCTGGAACCGTTGGGGAGTTTTTGCCCAGCGCATTAGGTGGCGGCCCAGCCGCTTTAAGAACCGCAGTCACGGCTGGACTTGGCAGTGAAGCTGCGGGTCAAGCCACTGAAGGCACAGAATATGAGCCTATTGCCAGAGTGGCAGGCGCGTTTCTTGCGCCGCTGGCCCCATCTACCCTTGCCGGAATAAAGAATAAGACTGTTAAGGCTTTCCAGAAAAAGGCCATAGAGCAGCCTTCTGTGAAGACAGCCAGAGATGCTAAAAACGCTGCATATAAAAACTTTGAAGGTGTTGGAGGAAAGGTGGACGTCAACATGGATGGCGTCAATAAGTTTGTGGCTCAGGGTATAGTGGATGATGTTGACAACATATTCATAAGCTACGTTCCAAACTCTGAGTCAGGGAAGTTCGTTGATAATGCCCTCGCCATGATATCCAAGCACACCGGCAAAACTTTAAATATAGCTCAGGTAGACAAGCTGCGCGCTGGAATGTCTGACCTATATAGGCAGAGCGGTTTCAACCCTCAAGTCGCGTTTATAAGAGACAAGCTTGACGAAGTTATAGACATGGCACCTATGACAGGAAATCAGAAAGCATCTGATGCCTTAAAGATCGCACGCGCAGACAACCGAAGATTCAAGAAAATTGAATTATTTGAGGAGTTAATGGAAAAGGCGCAGCGCGGGGCCGCGGCAACCGGCTCTGGCGGGAATGTTGTTAATAAATACCGTCAAGCTGTTGCGTCTATCCTTAATAGCACAAGAAATAAAGCTAAGTTTGACGCAGAAGAAATTAAACTTATGGAAGATTTCGTGCAAGGCACAATGTCTGAAAATACCATGCGCCTGATCGGTAAGCTGTCTCCAACCGGCAATGGCCTTATGCAAGCATTAAATATAGGCGCTATTGTAAGCAACCCAGCCTTTGCCGTAGCGACTATATCCGGCGCAGCAGCCAAGGCTGGCGCAGAGGGTAAAGCGGTGAAATCATTAGACGCCATCCGCAACATGATTGCGTCAGGGATGGCACCAGAGAAGCGCGGCTTAATCACCGACAAAGACATCATTACCCTATTGGGATTGCAGGCTGATTAAAGGACAATAACATGCAACCACAACCAAAAGATCGCCGCGAGATAGAAAGCATTGTTCAGAATGCGATCAGCGAGGCCGTTGACTTCGTTGAGAGCGAAATCAGCGAAGACCGCATCAAGGCGCAGCGCTACTACGACGGCGAGGTTGATATTGGCCACGAAGACGGGCGCAGCAAGGTTGTGGCCACAAAGGTACGGGATACCGTGCGCTCTGTGAAGCCAAGCCTGATGCGGATCTTCATGTCCACTGCGAGGCCGGTAGAGTTTATCCCGAAGGGGCCAGAAGACGTTGCATTGGCCGAGCAGGCCACCAGCTACATCCAACACGAGTTTACGCGTCTAAACGGCTACCGCGTGCTAAACGACGCCTTCCAAGACGCAATGGTGAAGAAGCAGGGCATCGTGAAGGCGTATTGGCACGACTACCCCGTGGCCGAGATATACACCTACACCGACCTGTCTGATGACGAATACACGTTTCTGATCCAAGAAGATGACGTGGAGGTGATTGAGCATACGATGGAAATGTCCATCGAGATCGACGAGATGGGCATGGACATCGAGCTTCCTGTCCATTCGGTCAAGATTAGCCGCACGGAGATGAAAGGCGAGCTGCGCATAGAAAGCATCCCGCCAGAAGAGTTTTTCGTCAACCGCGACTGCCGTTCATTTGATGACGCATATGTCGTGGCGCACCGCACAGATATGCGCGTTGGCGATCTGGTCGAGATGGGCTTCGACTTCGAGGTCATCTCCAACCTGACGCCTTTCGACGGCACAAACGACATGTCTGGCGCAGAGGTGCTTGAGCGCCAAGGCTACGAGGAAGACTTGTCGGACGAAGACGAGCTAGACCCGTCCATGAAGCTTGTCGGCATCACGGAAGCCTACATGCGTATGGATGTGGACGGAACCGGCGTGCCGGTGCTGCACAAGTTTCTCTGCGGCGGCACATCATACGAGCTGCTAGACTTCATGCCGTGCGACGAGATCCCGTTTGCCAAGTTTGAGATCGACCCAGAGCCACATAGCTGGTACGGACACAGTCTGTCTGAGCTGGTGGAAAACGATCAGGACGCCGCGACGTCTATTCTGCGTGGCATCTTAGATAACGTGGCGATGACCAACAATCCGCGCATTGGGATCGTGGACGGCGCAGTGAATATCGACGATGTGCTTAATAACGAGATTGGATCACTTGTGCGGATGCGCCAAGCCGGATCTGTGCAGGATCTGAGCGTGCCATTTGTCGCCGGCCAGACGCTATCTGCGCTGGCATATATGGATCAGCTCACCGAGCAGAAGACGGGCGTCACAAGCGCCTCTGTGGGGCTTAACCCTGACGCATTGCAGTCTACCACCAAAGCAGCCGTTCAGGCGTCTGTGCAGGCCGCTGCGGGCCAAACAGAGGTGATGGTGCGCAACTTGGCTGACGGTCTGCGTGACCTGTTTGGCGTCATGCTGCGCCTGATGAATAAGAACATGGACGAAGAGGTCATGATGCGGATGAACGGGCAGTATATTCCCGTCGATCCGCGTGTGTGGGATACGTCGATGGACATCAGCATCAACGTCGGGCTTGGCACTGGGCGCGAAGAAGAAAAGCAGATGGCGTTGGCTCAGGCTCTGCAAATGCAGCAGATGGTTTACCAGCAATATGGGCCGATGAACGGATTGGTATCGCTGACCAATATCCGCAACACGCTGGCAGACCAGTTGGCCATTGCAGGCGTGCGCAATGCCGACCGCTACTTTGCGCCGATTACGCCGGAAATCGAAATGCAGATGCTACAGATGCAGCAGCAACAGCAGGCTATGATGGCGCAGCAGGGTCAGGCGCAAGATCCAAACGCCGCATTCCTGCAGGCTGAGCAGATCAAGGCGCAGGGCAAGATGCAGTCAGACATGATGAAGCTGCAGCTTGATGCACA